TTTCGCTGAACGGAACCGTGACAACCCTTCCGGTAATTCCGACGCTGGCCGACAGCGGTTCCGGGCTTGTGACTTGCGATGCGTTCTCGATTGCGAACGACGTTGACGCCAGGTTTCGCTCGATAGGGAATCGCGTGACTATGCCGGTGGACGAATTGAACGATCCAAGCACCGTCTCGCCTGCGTCGATCACGTCGCTTGTGAACAGCGTTATCCCATCGCCAAACACCAGACCCCAGGAAATTGAAATATGCCTTCCGTTGGACGTGAACGTCCAGCCTGACGACGGGGACGCCGACGCAACCATCCACGTCGAAAGCTGTATCCTGATCTCCTGCCCGCCTGGCAACACCCTTGCACTGATGATTGCGAGGCCATCCTCGCTGTCTGCCGACGTTGCCCACTCACCAACACCGCCGACCGCCGCAACGCCATGCACGACCGGGATGCCGGACGGATACGCAGCCGCGCCTGCCTCACGCAGTTCCTTCTGCGCCTGAATGACGCCTGCCGTTAGACCGGCCACCAGAGCGCCCCTATCGTCACCCACCGCGCGCCGGGTTCTTCCAGGTACACCGTGGACAACAACTTGCCGTACTCGTCTGCAGCCGTATCGCCAGCGCCTTCCAGTGTCATGCCAGCCGAAACCGCCGCTCCAGTGAGCGCGTACTTCACGCCGCCGACGCCACGGTTGCGAACACTGATCTTAGTGCCGCGCGCCGGGTTAAGTTGCGACTGCGCCGGCAGGTGTACCGTCACGAGGGACGCGCTGTTGAACACCAGGGCGTCGTAGTTGAGATCCATCGACGATAGGGTGTGCGACACTCCGGCAACGTCGAGAACGCGCAAGGTTGTGGGGTAGGTTGTTTCTGCCGGGGTCTCGGTGTCGATCAGGTCGTCAAGGTTCGCCGCCGTGCCCGGCATGTCGAACGTGACATCAACCACCTTGCGGCCAGACAGGTTGAACACCTTGGCCTGGTAGTTCGTTCCGGCCGGATTCTCGACAAGCTCGAACGTCGCCTCACCGTTTACGTCGGTCACTTCCTGCAGGTCAACGGTCGGGATCACCAGCGATCCAGACCCGACGCCGTACCGGACAAGCTCGACCGTCACTCGGCATCCGGCAACCGGATCAAGCGCGAGGTCGGTCAGCGATACGGTCAGGATGCTCATGTCTCACCTACAGGAAGCTGGCCCGCGACCGGACAACGCGCCGGGTCGCATACGAATCAGACGCGCGAGACATGGCGGCCGTGACGCCGGCTTCGTATTCGGAGCGCCGCAGCATGACCAGGTTCGGGTCGGTCCACGGCTTGTCGCTCATGCTTTTCAGGCGGGCAGACGCGCCGGCCGTCACCGCGTCCCGGAAGTCCGCATAGATGATGTCGCCGCACGTCTGCGCGTCCTGCGACGGCATGAGCGCGACCGTTGCGGCAAGCTCGGAATTTTCAACCGGGTCGCCGTCCAGCAGGACGGTGCCGGTGTCGGTCAGCGCGTACCCTGACGGGGTGCCGGTGGCCGTGCGCCAGCCAGGCTCCTCGTTGTCGAGCGCGTCCATGCTCATCTCGGCCAGCGCCTTACCCTCAAGGCGCAGCGAGCGAATGGCCACCACGCGGGTCTGCACCGGTGTATCCAGTTCGTATTCACGGATTGCCGCGCCATCAACCACCGTCGTCACCAGCGGCGAGCACTCGTGCCGCCAGTACCGGGAGCGCCGACAGAAGTCGATGACCACCTGCCGGATGGCGTCTACCATCATCGGGGTCGGGCAGTTCGGCACGTCAGCCTGAACGCTGGGCACCCAATCAAGCAGATCAGCCATTGTCGTTCACTCGTGCTGATGCGGCGGAGTCGGACTGCGCCTTCATGCCAAGCGCCTCGTAGAAGCTGCCGCGACGGTCGCGCGCCTGCGCGTAGTTGGGCGATGACTCGTCGTCTCCACCCCATGCCCGGTACAGCATCCACTCGCGCAAGGCCGGCGCGTAGGAGTCATCGACCGGAAGATCCGCCGCCTCCGGCTCATCGACCACCGCCGGCAGCGCCGAGTAGGTCGCCTCGACGTAGACGTTCGGTGATGCCGGGACGGCCGGGTATACCGCGAAGCGCCGAGGAACAATCGGGTCGTAGAAATATTCCAGCACCGTTGCGCCGGAGGTCTGATGCCAATTCGGGTCAATGGCGTCGATGGCTTGGCGGTCGCCCACCTGAACGGCGCGGCCCGGCGTCGTGCCGTCCGCGCCAAGATTCCGCGACACCTTGACCAGGCGCAACGCGCCGGCCGGTAGCGTCTGCTCCGTGCCTTGCGCCAGCAGCAGCGAGGCCGTCGTCATTGAGGCGTCCGGCCGCACCTGGATCAGCGCCAGCAGCGCGTCATTGAGGTACGACAGCAGGTCGTCGTTCGACCACCGCGTCTCGCGGGGATCGTTTAACTCCTGCCGTGCGTCGTCAATCAGCCGCTGGCACTTCATCCGCTACACCCTCGCGCACCTTCGACGACATTTCTTCTGCCCGCTCATTGCGTTGCGCGGCAGCCACCTTGCCAAGAACTTCGCGCAGCAACTCGATATAGGTCGCCTTCGGCATCGACTTGGCAATATCAGGGATGCCAAGGAACTGCCGGGCGTATGCCGAAACGTCGGCCTTGTTCGTCCCACGAATGCCCAACTGCTCACGGGCGATGGTCGCTAATTCCTTGTTGGTCATCGTGTCCAGCGGCGCATCAGCCAGCGGATAGGCTGCGGCCAGGTCGTCCTGCTCGGTCGTATCGACCGGGATCGGTTCCGGCTCCCCTTTGCGCTTGTACATGGACAGCGACAGGAACCGGTCAATGTGTGCTTTCTCGTTCACCACGCAAACGTGGTCTCCATCGGCGTCCGGCTTGAAGTGATACGAAAACCCGCCGGGGAACGTCACATGCGTCCCGCCCTCGCGGTGTGCCTTGCAGACAATCTTCATTGCGATGCTCCTGCTTCATGAAAAAAAGGGGGCGATGGACTGCCCCCTGTTACGCTCCTCGCTCAACTCAGCGGTCGCGGCCCGTGTTCTGCGCACGGCAGAGCAGCGTACCCATGACCGTCGCGGAGGCGGGCGGGGCAGCATCTGCCGCCGTCGCCACAGTCACCGCGATCATGCGGTCACGAGGAACCGCTGCGATCTTGGTGAAGCCGGCAGCGGCAGCGCGGGCAATGCCGCCGGCCTGGCCAACCGTGGACGAGGCGATAAACGCATCAGCGTCATCATCGGTGCCCGTGTCGCAGTTGGCGAAGCCGACGTGGATCACGATGGCGGGAGTGGCGTCGCTGTCCAGGTCGTTCGTGTCGAGGATGAAGTCCACCGGCACATGGTTGGCCGGCAGCTTCACGAGGTTGATGGTATCGCCCGCACCCAGGGTGACCGTGGTCGGGACAACGTGCTTGCCGGAAATGGCAATCACGTCGCCGCCCTGGGATGCAGTCGGGACTACTTCGTCGATGTTGGTCGCTTCGTAGATGGTCGGCATGTCTCAGTCCTCCTTAAACGGCAGCGACAGCGGTGTCCATGGACAGGAGGCCCGTGTCTTTGCCCTTGCTGCGCAGCTTCTTGATGCCGACCATGAGTCGGCCCGTGATGATCGGGTTCGCGCCACGGTTCTCGATCTCCTCGTGCCACTCAGCCGAGTAGCCGTTGCCCACGTCGCCGTAAGCAACCGCCAGGCCTTGCTTGCCGAGGACGAGGGCGCGGGCAGCAGCCACGTTGCCGCCAACACCGTAGTCGCTGAAGCGGATCACGTTCTTGTGGGAACGCAGAACCATGCCGGCGTGCATGGCCTCGCCTCCGGTGAAGATGCTGTTCTTCTCACCGTTGGACGTGGCCAGGTTCTTCTGCAGGTCCAGCCACTTGCCTTCGCCCGTGGTGGTGCGCAGCTTGTGGAGTTGCCACTCGTGCAGCATCACCACCCAGCACGCTTTCCCGCCGACCATGATCGGCTGGATCTCCGGCACGTCGCTGGCGTCGCCACCGATGGTGCGGACTTTGGTGCGGGCCTTCTCGATCAGCGCCAGGTCCATCACGTCGTTGGCGGTCAGGTCGCCCTTCGTCGTTGCGGAACCGCCGTAGATGATGTGATCCGCGTCCGGCGCCTCGAAGGCGTTGCCTGCGATGCCGGTGAAGTTGGTGCGGAAGTGGAAGTCGCCGTTCACGCCACGAGCGGCTGCGCCGTACATGAAGAACAACTGGTCGATGATGTCCGCGAAGTAGCGGGTTACCTGGCGCTTGCCGTACATGCGCAGGTCAACGGCCGTCCGCTTTCGGGTCATGATGCCGCCGCAGTCAACCGACTTGGACATCAGGTCGATGTAGACCTCATCCGTGTAGGTTGCCAGCGAGGACTCGGTGCCCTCCAGTCGGTCGTCACCATAAACCGGCTCGCCCTGCAGCGGGATGGACAGGTTGACCGTTACCGACTCACCCTTCTCGCGCTTCAAGTCGGTCACTTCAATGACCGGCAGGTCGGTGTCCTCGCCCTTGCCGATCAGCGGCTTCCAGGCGGATTTTTCTTTCGTGTCATGCAGCAGGGCTGCCGACCAGCGCTTGATAGCGCGGGCGTCAGCACGGCCGATGGTGGTCTGTGCCATGAGTGTCACCTCTCACTTGTTGTGAAATGTGGCACTCCTGCGCCTTCTTACCGATGCCCCGCTCGATGGATACCGAACGTGGAGCGTCGATCTTGATTCGGGACCGGTTGCGCCCCTTCTTTTCTTCCAGCGTGATGAGCACATCGCCAATGCGAATGCACTCTCCCGCCGACATCTCGATAATGAGCGCCATCAGGACTCGCTCAAGTACCGGTTGCGCTGATCTTGCGTGAGCCTGCTGAATGCCGCGTCGAACTTTGCCCCCTCCAGCCGGTCAAGGTGCGTGAACTCACTGTCCACCTCGTCACCGGCCGGCGGGATGTCGTCAACGCTCGGCGGGATTTCAACGCGCGGCTTGCGCGGAGCGTCCGCCTTGCGGCCAAGCATCGCCTCGGCGGCGGCCACTACCCTGCGCTTGGCTTCTGCCAGCCGTTCGGTGTGGTCGGGGTACTTGCTGATCTCCGCCGCATTCATCTTGCGGATCTCGGCATCCAGCGCGACGTTGAGTGGGCCATCCTTGAACGGCGCGTTGTCCGGCCGGGCCATGAATCGGTCCACGGCGGACTGCCATTGCTTGACGAGCATCTGCCGGCTGATGTCCTCATACATCTCGGACTGCTTCACCTGAAGGCGAGCGTCCTGCAGCTTCTCGTTCAGCGCGTCGATCTGCGCGTCGTACTCCTCGCGGTCCAGGTCGCCGTCGGCGTACCGCTTGCGCAGGTCGGCCTTCTCGGAGGACAGCGCGTCGATGGCCGCCTTGGCCTCACCGGCATCAGCCTTCAACTCAATGACGGGCATTGCCGGTTGGGCAGGCTCGGCAGCGGCAGGCTCGATGGCGGGCGCGGCGGCCGGCGGTGCATCTTCCCCGTCGTCGTCAGCGCCGGCAGACGCATCGACATCAACGTCGTCAGACCCGTTGATTTCTTCCTCGTGCTCAGCCAGAAGCTCGCGCTCCTCGTCGGTCAGTCCGTCCTCGTGCTCAATACCCATAATGTGCTCACGCTCCTGCGATTGTTTGCCCGCTCACGGGCTGGTTGTTGACGGCTCCCATATTCCCCATTTGCGTTTGGTCAGGAACCTGTTGCGACTGCCCCAGCAGCGCATCGACTTGCGCCAGAATCTCGTCGGCAGACTGCGAAAGCGCCGGGTTTGCAGCCACCACGGCGGCGGTGGCGACCGCTTCGCGCAGGCCAGCCAGCTTGTCCTTCATTGCCGCAACAGCCTCGCGCTCAGCCTTGGCCGCCGACAACACGGAGTCCATCTTCATCTTGGCCAGCTTGGCCTCGTTGAATGCCGTATCGGCCTGCGCTTGGGCGGCCTGCGCCTGCGCCATTGCCTGCTGCTGCTGCGCCTCGGCCTGTTCTTCTTCGGGCGTTGCATCCGGGCTGGCCAGTCCGCCGGCCTTGCGGATGCGCTTAACGATCTCGTCCTTGTTCGGGACATCCATCATCTCGATGGCAATGTCGATCATCAGCATGGCCATTTGTGGCGGCAGCGTGCCGGCCAGACGGATCAACTCCTCAGCCATTGCTTGCCGCGTAGACGACCGCCAGTCCTGCTCGGATACCGCGAAGTCGGCCTTGTGGCGCGTGATGTCGTTCTCTGGGTCGCCGTCGTTGATGGTGACGAACTCGTCGCGCCCGCGCTCGCCGGTAATGCGGAACTGCTGGCGCTCGGTCATGAACTGCTCGATCAAGGACAGGACCATCCGGCCACTGATTTGCATGGCCTGGCGCAGGTTGTCGTACAGGGTGGTTGTGACGACCGCTCCCTGCTCCTGCCGGGCCCGAATTGCCGTGCCGCTCGTGGCATTGGTCTGCAGGCCCAGGTTCTCGCCGGTCACGCCGGATCGCCAGCCGGATACTAGGCGCTGTCTGCCGACGCCAGGTCCAGGTGGGCGCGGGCGACCTCGCCGTTTTCCTCGATCCTGAACTCCTTGCCGTGGTTGAACTCGATGATGGAGTCCGGCCGGGACACCTCGTCGGCCAGCAGATCCTTGTCGTCCACCGCGCCCTTTTCCATCAGCACCCGGCGAACGCTCATGGCGTACAGCGCCTTGGACCGTCGCTTGTTCAGGTCTTGCTGNGGNTCGCGNAGGGCGCGGATCACGCCGTACACGGTGCCGTTGCGCTTCTTGCGGTAGGCAATGANGCGGGCGTAGGGGAANAGGCCGTGCCGGTACGGGCTTGGTGCGTCGTGCAGCAGGCAGTCGTNGATCCACAGGCANACGCGCACGTCGCTGCGGATGGTGGCCACCAGGTCGTATTGAGTGCCGACCAGCGCATCCGTTTCCGGCGACTTCTCGTACTCCTTTCCGTCCAGTGGGCCTTCACCGCGCAGCACCTTGACGCGCCTTGGCTCCCGATACCACGTCTCGACCAGCCGAACGAGCGTGCGCCCGCCTTCCTGCCGGAACCCACCCGTGTCCTCGAACTCCTCCTCCAGCACCCCGTCCGTATCGTCCGGCATGACGGCGGTGTCCGGGCTGGATGCCGTTTCGAGCGCCCCTTTCTTGTCGGGGAACATGGCGATGGCGTCGTCCAGGTCGATGTACCGCGCCCGGTGCAGGTAGCGCGCATCACTCATATCGGCCTTGCGCGACCTCGCGTCAGGCCAGAACTCGCGCCAGTTGCAATGCTCGTAGACGATCTCCGGCCTGCCGTGCTCGTCCATCTTGACGCCGACCTTGACCCAGCCATCACCTGACCGCACGGCATCCGCGAACGCCAGCGACCGCTGGTACTCCGCGCTCGTCAGGTCGGAGACGTACTTGAACAGCTTGGTCTTGCGCTCGGCCGGCTTTACGTCGTCCTCGGCGCGCGGCACGATCTTCCAGTCCGCCCGGCTCCGCTTCTCGGTGCCCAGCAGCCACTCAATCGTCGGCTTGATCTCGTTGAACACCAGTGGCGCCTGGACCCTGGCCTCCATCTCGGCCTTGTCCTCAGGGGACCATTGGTCGTTGTCCTCAAAATCCTCGTCCGTTGCCCGCTCAATGCGGTTGGCCGACTGCGCGTCCCGCTCCCGGCGGAACCAGCCGGACACCTTGTCGAGAATCTTGTCGGACGCCGCCATGACTACGCCCTCGCATCCATGATGACGTTGCCGGCGGTGTCCTGAATGTGGACCCGGTACTGCTCAAGGACGCGCTCAAGCCCTGCCGACAGCAGGCGGCCCTGGCTGTCCGGTGCGAACGCGAACAGGTCGGGGAGGTACTGCAGGATCACGTCCGCGCACACTCGGCACTCGCCGGGTGTCGGGTTGGGTCCGAAAAGCAGGGTGGCGGCGAGACTGGCCTTGTCGTCGATCAGGTCAAGCTCGTTGTACATCCAGGCTGACGACAACGGAATCATGAACGAGCGCCCGCGACCCATTGTCTGCCGGCCCACGATCAACGTCGGCTCGCGCCGGCTGCCAGTGCCATCAACGCAGACGTTGGCGATGAACACCGCCATGCGCGGATCTTGCTTCACGGGGTAGCGGATAACCCGCTCACCCAGCTCGACACCCTGAATCTCGGTTGCTACGTCGCCCATGCGTCACCCCATGTTGACGGGGTCACGGTATCCATCCGCGTCTGGTCAGACGACCTTCCAATTCGCCCGTCGCCGCGACGCCAGCCGCTCGCCAGGCTTCACCCGCGCGTGGCGCAGCATCATCAGCCCGTATCGTGTTGCCGACAGGATGTCGTCGTTGGCCTTCACGATCTTGCCGGCCTTGCGGTGGTACAGGCGAAACTCCTCGAACCAGTCGGCCAGGTCGCTGAACACCAGCAGTTGACCCGTCTGCATCCTGTCCAGCATTTGCATGACGCCGGCCTCCACGCCGTTTCCGCCGTCCTCAAACGTCGCCCGCTCCGGTAGCATGTCCAGCCCGTGCTTGCGGTATTGGTCGGCCAGTTGCTCGCCGGACCCCTTGTCGTGCTGCAGGCCGTCGTGCGGCCAGGCCCACGGGAGCCAGTCACCCCAAGCCTTGAGCGCCGCCGCATGAAGCAGCGGGGTTGCTTCCCGAAGCCGGTGCGTGGCCGTGACGTACACAATGTCGTTGTCGCGGTCCCATGCCAGCCGGACGGCGGCGGTTGGGTGATCCCAGCCGAAGTCCAGGCCGCCGATCTGCGGCCAGTGGGCCGGGATGGCGATGCGCGGGGTCGTGATTGATTCTTCTGTCACCGGGAAGATCCGCCCTGATCCAAGTGTCGGGATGCCTTTGGCGCGCGCCTCTCGCTCGTGCGGCGGGTAACTGGCGACGATGGCCAGCTTCTGCTCGGCGGTGTAGTGGTCCACGTCGTTGATGGTCATGCTGATGACGGCGGTGCCGGCCGGCTTCTCGACGATGAAGCGCCGGACCACCTCGGACACACCCAGCAGCGGTGTGAACGTCATCCAGGTGATGCCTGCCGTGGCGTTGGTCCGAGTCAATCCCTCGGTGTAGATGTCGGCCGGCGGCTCCTCGTCGAACCAGACGAAATCCAGCGTTTCGCCCTGCCATTTTTCCCGTCCCTTCTCGTAGGACTTGAACGAGATCCGGCTCACGCCGCCCGAAACATGGCGAACGGTCACGGTGTCAATGGCGTCAGGTATGCCGCGCGCCGGCTTGGCCTCGATGATGAGCGCCTTCGGGATGGACCCTGTGCCGTGCTCGCCCGGCCTTCCCAGCAGGATGCGCTGGACCGTATCCCTGACCGACTCGCTCGTGACGCCAGACGCCCAGCCGGTGATCGGCTTTGTGAACCGGTGGCCTGTCCACCAGTCCGGGTACAGGCCGGTGGCATGAATCGCGGCCTCATAGCCGCCTGAAATCGTGTTGTGGGTGACGATGAAGGCGGTTGTCACATACAGCCTGGATGGGTGGGCCACCGAAATGCACACGGCTTCGCTTTCGCCGGCAGGCTCAATCGCATGAAGAACATGCTCGTCGCACGTCGAGACAGGCCGAACGAGCCTTTCCGCTTTGCGCTGAAGCCTGAACGGGGTTACTTGTGGCAGCCTAATTCTCACTCGGTAGGACCGCGCTCCGCTCTTTTTCTCGCCATCACGGCCAGTAAACCGCGTCTCCCGCTGCGCTATTCCGGCCTTTCCTCCGAACGACCTAACAAGAAACACCACATCTTCTGCGAGCCTTTGGGATGACGAACTGAACTCGATTGCCCCGCCAATACACACCGATCCGTCTGTATCCATCAGCCCCTGCAGGACGGCCAGCCGGACGCGGGGGCTGTTTATTAGGTACTCGGCGGGGACAAACTTGTCGTAGGACAGGTGGCCGTACACCCCGAGATCCGTCAACGCGGTTTTCACAGCGTTTCTAGGCAGATACCTCCCGGTCTTAGCGCAGTAGGATGCGCCCTCACTGATGATCTGCCAGTCATACCGGCTTGACTGCCTTATGTGGTGCCTGGGCGGGAGCGCCGCCGACACCTCACGCAGAGTGTCATGGTCTGCGGTCGAAAACCCTACCGACCCATTTCGCAAGCACCCATTGCCAAGCAGCGCCCCCAGCAGATACGGATCTAGCGGAACCTCTCGTTCCGGGAATTGGACGCAGCCGACCACAGGCATCTCAACTCGCCCTTTTGGGCGCATCGACTTGCCATACCTCTCAATGAGGTCGGCTGTTTTGACAACCGTTTGACGACCGTAGCCCGGGTTCGGCTCCAATTCCCCATGACTCACCCTTGTTCTGTACCTGTGCGACGGCAGCGTCACCTGCCAAAGATGCTCCGCGCAGCAGCGGACAGCCTCGCCACGATCAAACACTAGCCTGTATATCGGCTTGACCCCTTGCGGGTAGACCCCGGTAACAACCGTCACCGTGCCGTCACCAGCAATCACTTGGTCGCCAACAGCCAGCGCCCCTATGGGCCGCCACCCGGACGGAGTGAGGATCATCTCATCGGTCGGCTGCGCTTTTCCGAGCTGGTTGCCGGCCATGAACAGCCGCTCACGGGCAATCGTCCCGTGGAAATCCCGCTGCTTCTGGTACGGCGCGTAGGCTGTCAGGCGGTTCTCGCGCTTCCGGCGCACCTTCTCCGCCATCGCCATTGCCAGTCGGCGCTTGGCCGGTAGCGCCAGGTACTCGTCTTGGGTCAGGGCCATCAGTGTTTCGGTGCGTCAGCCGGCAGGTTTATGCCAAGCTCCTTGGCCGCCTGCAGAATGTAGGCGTCAACCTGCTCCTCGGGCGCCTGCTCCAGTGCCGACAGGGTGACGATGCTGCGTTCGACGAACATGCCCAACTCCTTGCCCAGCGGAACCAGCGCACCGACCGCGCCCTTGGAGTCGAACTTGTAGGCCGGGGCCATCAGGCCATCCTTTGTCTCGACCATGACCAGCTCGCCCTTGGCATCCAGCACGGGCGCGTTCTGCAGGCACCGCTCGGCAACCTCTTTCAGGCGGGACATCACCCAGGTCTTGTCGATGCCGGCGTTCTCGGCGGCTTTGGTGGTCTCGGATTGGATTGTGCTGGCCTTTGCGGCCACGAGTGCTGCGACGCGGGCCGCGACTTCCGGCTTTTTGAGCAAATCTGAACCGGCTTTTTCCGGTGTTCTCGACGTAAAGCCGGCGACCTCGTATGCCCGCCCGCGCGTCTCGCCTGCGGCGAACAGTTGGCAGAACACCTCGCGCTTCGGGCTTGCCAGTGGCTTGCTGCCGTCCAATGGCTCTTGCCCTTTGATCGCTCTCATACCTCTATTGCGCCTCTCTTGTGGTGGTCAGGCCAGTGGTCGCCATAGGGTGTTGAGCATCCGCTCCAGCCCCTCGCGCTCACTGTCCGCCTGCCTGCTGATCGTCTCGTGCTCCCGCTGTCTAGCTGCCCAGCACTCCCGGCAAACTGTCCGCCTGTACAGCCCATTGCGGACGAACCGGTCCGCCGGGAGGATTCGGCTACCCCGGTGGTGTGCGGACTGGCACTCCCGCGGAGTCCAATCAGCCTCGAACCTCAACTGGTGTTCCGCCATCAGCATCGACAGCATCTTGCGTCGTCCTCCCTAGGTAGTCGGTTATCTCTGCTGCGCTCATCGGCTCGATGAGGATCTGTATCTGCCCGCCAACACGCCGGTCACCCCGAACGATGGACAGGGCGTCGATCAGGCTGTCGTCCTCAATGACGGCCGCGTGGACGAGGCTGTCGAGTACGCTCTTAAACAGGTTGTCCAGATCCCGGCGGCGGGCGTCTGGCGGGCTTGCGAGGATGGCAACGCCGATTCGGCCAGGGACCATCGGCACATCCCAGCAGGCCTCCTTGACGGTGGCCCGGTAGCGGCGGCCTTCCTCGCTAATCAGGTGGCGGCCTGCCAGTTTTCCGGTTGTGGGGTGACGCCAGTACCGGTTTACGCTGGGCGGCCACGGCAGGGTCAGGATCATGGCCGCAGCCCTGCGATCTTGATGACGCCGGTCTGGATCAGGCGGCGCCATGTCCGCACCAGTGCCCGGCGCATATACCACTCGCTGTTCTCGCTGTCCCAGCCCGCATTGCTGATCCGGCCGTCGATGGCGTCGTGGCAGGATGAGCAGGCGTGGGCGGCGCAGAAGTCGTCCGATTTCCGGCCCATGCCGTGCGACTCGTCCGGCAGGTGAGCGAGGACGGTCGTCTCTGGGTTGTGGTTGCAGACGCCGGGGATCTGGAATGTGCATTCCTCGCCGCGCGCGCTCATCCGTAGCGCATTGGATCTCATGCCCGCCTCCCGACAGACGGTAGTTGTCGGGGTGTTACCTGTGGTAGTACACTTACAACCACTGGCCGCACAGTCAGTAACCAAGAAGCCGGGCAGTCCGCCACGGCAAGCAGGAGAGACGACATGACCATCAGCACAATCCGCAAAGCCACTGCCGACGACCTCGCCCGCGTTACTGCCGCCGCCGTCCGCTTCTGTGATCGCCACGGGATCGCCTACGACGGCGCGGCCGACGCCGAGCCGAGCATCGACTACCGCATCATGAGCGCCGACCGTGGCGACACCCGCATCCGTCAGCTGTGGATGGCCTGCTACTGCCGTGCCCTGCGCGTCCCCTACGACGCACGCACGACCATCGGATACGGCCACGTCGGCCTGCGCGTCGAGTAGCCAGCCCGCCGCCCGCGAGGGCGGCATCACACCGGAGAAGCCTGTGAGCAAAAAATCGAGCGTGTATTTTGGGCCGCCGCTGGTGGCCCTGACGGAGAACCTGCGCGACGGCGACAGCGTGTCGGGCAGGATCAACCAGGTGGCTGAGCGATATGCCGAAATCGTCCGGCGGGACGCGATCCCGCTCACGGATGGCGAGCGCCATGTTCTGGCGTCCGTTCTGATGGGGTCGCTGGTTGAGCCGCTACTGATCCGGCATCTGGCTGATGAGGTTGACGACAGCGATCTGGCGGACACTGACGACGCGCGGTCTCTGCTGGCGAAACTCCGCCCGGCGGCGTTCGCGCAGCTGGTGGCGACTGTGGAGAGTGTTGGTCGCTGATTCACACCCGCCTCCACGGATCGGAGGCTTTGGCCATCTCGCGGGCGAGTGCGATCTGATCGGACCTGCTCGCCTTCTGCCGGCGGGCCGCCTCGTCCTGCCGGCGCTTGTCCGCTGCTCTGGCGTAGCGGGCCTCGTCGTGCTGGGGCAGGCGCTCGTCGTACTGTGCGGTGAGGTCGCGGATGCGGCTCATGCTGGCACCTCCGGCATCAGGTCAATCATGGATTCGATGGCCTGCTCATCCAGACCGGGCCAGTACCGTGACACCAGATAGGCGCAGATGCCGCGCCAGAACTGGTGGAACTCGCCCTCGTCCATCTCGTCGAAGGCGAGGCTTCGCGGCTCACTGCGCACCAGTGTCCCGAGTCCGGGGACGGAGTACGTCACCGGCCGGCACATCACGCCGCTGTCGGACTGCAATTGCTTGATGGTCGCGTGGGCGTCCTTGTGCTCGAACCCCTCGACCTGCTCGCGGACCAGTTGGCCAAGCCCGTGAACCAGCCGGTTGAACTTCTCGTTGCGCGGCTTCTCGACCGGCAGGCGGACGACATCGCCCACCCGCAGGCTCTTGTCGCGCAGCATCTGGCGGTCGGCGCGGTGGCGCGGGACCAGGCATCCGACCTCCTCACCGGTGCGGGGGTCGATCAACTTCCTGATCTCGAAGTAGGCGCGGGGTTTTTTCTTCTTGGCGGTCATTGCGCCTTCCCCTTCCGGTAGGCCCGGATCTCGCCCGCCATCGTCCGCATGTCGTCGTACTCGTGGCCGAACTGTATGGCGGTCCTGCGGGCGTACTGCTCGCGCAGCGGCAGGGTGGCCAGCGCGTGATTCATCACCCGGCGGGTTGCGCAGCACAGGCGGTACAGGTTCATCGTGCCGGCGTCCCTCTTGCAGTCCTCGCACATCTCGAACTTGCTCACTCGTCATCCCTCGGCAATGGCCTGATGGTGGCCTCGAATCCGTCTGTCAGCAGGTCGCTGATGAATCTGGCGGCGGTTGTGTAGGCGGTGAACTCGCGGCGGACACAGCGGCCCTGCGCGTCGATGAACCGCACCTCGTAGTGGAGCCTCATGGCTGCGCCACCAAAACACTGAACGCACGAACAGCCTCGTCGGTATCGCCAACAACAGGAACGTCGCCGCTGCGCGTAACGACCAGCCAGTCCATGCCGCCAAGCCAGTACAGCGACACGCCAACGCGGTTGCACCACTCGATGAGTTTCACAGGTCGCCCCCCTTGTTCGTCTGTTTCGTGGTTCTTGTGGCGGGCCTGGCGCCGTCGTAATCGACGAACCGGCTGCGGGAAAGGTCTGCAAGCACAACGTCGGTGCCAGGCTCCGTGTGCCGCGACTTCGCCGTGATGATTTCCGCCAGCCCTTTCCAGTCGGAGTCCTCCGGGTTGGTCAGTTCCGGGCGGTGGANGAACGACACGATGTCGGCGTCCTGCTCAATGGCGCCTGATTCGCGCAGGTCACTCATGACCGGGCGCTTGTCGGCACGGTTCTCGACCTGCCGCGACATCTGCGACAAAGCGATCACAGGGATCTTCATCTCCAGCGCCATGAGCTTCAGCCCACGGGAAACGCTCTCGACCTGAAGCCGGCGATCCTTGCCCTCGCCGCCGACTTGCTGGAGGTAATCGACGATCACCAGGTCAAGTCCATGCCGCATCTGGTGGGCACGGCTGGCGAGGTGGATATGGTCAATCGTTCGGCTCGTCCCGCTGTCGATGGCGAGGCGGATGTCGCGGATGGCAGCAATCGCGCCGATAGTCCGATCCCAGCCGTCTTGATCCAGGTCGCCCGACTTGATCCCGCTCAACGCGACACCGTGCGACGACACAACCTTGTCAGTCAGTTCGATGTCGTGCATCTCGAACGAGAACAGGAGGACAGACTTGCCGGCGAGCGCGACGTTGTTGGCGATGTTCATGGCCAGCGTCGTCTTGCCGTTGCCCGGCCTGCCGGCGATCACGATCATCTGGCCGCCGCACAGGCCGGACCAGCGCGCATCAATCGCTGACAGGCCGGTGCGCAGGCCGCGAACGCCGCCGCCGTAGTTCCTGCGGTCGCTCAACTCCTGACGCCAGTCGCCAAGAATCTCACCGATCATGCGCGGGCCGGTCTGAACGGACTCCATCGTGATCGTGTTGATCTCGGCCTGGACTTTGCCGACGGCCTCGGCTGCGCTTCCTGACTCGCTGGCAATCGCGTGCGGGTTGATCGAGGCCAGCCGGCGGCGGGTTGAACGGTCTTTCAGAACCTCGGCAAGCCGCTCGATTCTGGTCGAGCCGACGGCGCTGCGGGCAATCTCCTGGACGGTCTGCCAGTGCTGTTTGCCGATCCGGTGTGTCACGGTCATCGGGTTGACCGGTGCGCCTGCGGACAGCAGTTCGCCAATGGCGGACCAGACGGCTTTGTGCAGGCCAAATGCGAAGTCGCTGGTGGATATTTTCCCGGACACGATCTTCCAGGACTCGGGGTGGTTCAGCAGGTGGCCGATGACGGTCTGCTCGGCTTCTGCGCTGACGAGATCGACGCTCATGAGTATTTCCCCTCACGAACACCGAGCCACGCCCGCTCGCTCATCAGGAAATCGAAATCGGGCCTCCAGCCGGCATGGTCGCCACGGTGCTCACCGCCAGCGGCTTTGCGGAAAAAGTCCATGCCGGCGCAGGCCGCGAAGTACCGCTTCCAGTAATCAATCGAGTTGGTCCTGCGGTGTTCGGCCGGGTTGCTGGTGTCTGCCATCCAGCGTGACCGGATTGCCCTGCGGCGCTTGTCGGTCAGCTTGGATACCTGCGGGAACACGTCGCCACAGGTTTCGTTGTACGAGTTGGCGATTGCTTGGTAGGGGATCTGGTTGATCTTGGTGACGGTTCCGGTCCCGGCGTCCTGCGGGTCGTCGTCCAGTGCGTCCTCGGTGTTAGCCGGGGACAAGTCCGAAGGACTGCTCTTTGAATCAGGAATCAGTGAATCAGGAATCAGTGAATCAG